ACATTACTTGAATTGTATGCCCATGTATCATTTGTTTCATCCCAAAATATTGCAACATTAGCACTTGAACCTCTGTCAATGAAAATATGTGCATTATTTGTTGGTGTGCCTAATATTCCGTACTGTAAAGTGATATTTCTATCTTCAACTAAGAGGTCAACCACAGTTTCTGAATTGATATTTCCGGTAACATCTAAGTTACCTCCAATTGTGGCATTGCCTGTTACAACTAAACCTGTTGGGCCAGTGCTTTTTAATGTAACACCTTGTATATTAGCAGTTGTTGTGATGTTACCTGTGAGGTTTTCCAATGAACCTGTGTAAGCACCAATAGTGGTATTACCTCTGTCTGTGGTCCAATATAAATTACTGCCTTCAGTTAAATCACTTGTTGTGCCTGCTCCATTAAGATATAAATTGGTATTACCTTCAGTTAAATTATCAGTTGTTTGTCCACTTAACAATGTGGTGTTGTTTAAACTGATAACACCTGTTGCAGAACTGTATAAAACAGGATCTGTGTTAGAAATATGTGATCTCACTTCTGCGGCACTTGGACCAGTGTATGTGATTACACCATTAGCACTTGAGTATGTTAAACTGCCATCACCACCACTGTCTGTTACACTGATAGTGGATCTTATATCACTATCACTTACACCTACATACTGTATAACGCCATTTGATACGTTACTGCTGTCATATGTTAAGTTACCATATCCGCTTATGTTAGAGACGCTTATAGCCTGTCTAACAGCGGTATTTGACACAATGCTGGTTGCACTTAATTGTACGTTGACTGGAGTTGAACTTACTGTAACAACATTAGATGTGGCATTTACAGTGATATTACTTTGAGTGGATATTAAATTGATAGCCATGCTTAGGCTCCACTATTTGTTAAACTGTTAAAGTATACGGTGTTTGTATTTGATGTAGGATCACCTGGAACCACATCTGGACTGTATCTTTCTATTATACCCCATCTGTGTGAATCTGTTTGTGGAGGAGTATCTGCGGTTGTCCAAGCAAATTCCATAATGGTCATTACTACATTTGTTCTAGCATCTGGGTATATGAAACCTGTGTATCTATTGGGTGGTATTGTGAAATCAACTAATCCACTTGATGCACTGGTATTGTTCACATATGTTGATACATTCACAGTTGTTGATGTGTTACCTAAATAACCAATTACATTTGATTCTGTGAAATTTGGATCTCCAGTAACCCTATCATAAGTTACTGTGTCAATTACCACTGTTTGATAATCTACTTCAAATGAATAGGTACTAACATCTGTACCATAGTCATATTGATATTTTTTGCTTTGATCTGGTAGCATTTCTACAACTTGAACGTTGTCTGCGCCACCAATGTAGTCTTTGAAACTGAGGACTCTACCTGCCATACTTCTCTCCTAAAGGAAATTCTTACATCACTGAGGTGATATAAGCATTATATTATTTGTTTATATTTATCCAGTTTATGTAATTTTTATGCTGTAATTACTTTAAACTAGGCGTTGTTGGCCATGTTACGTCATCCCAACAGTGACAACTGTCAATTTCCATGTCTCTGAGTTGTTGTCTGTATGTGGCCCATTGTGCTTTAAGTTCTGCACTAAGAGGTGAATCTGCGGCTTGTGTCCAATCTGATTTTGCCAATCTCATGTTTCTCTGAGTTCTGCATTGTTCACTGAAACATGGCCCTTGTATGCCAGGTTTGCTTTCTACCACATGTGGATCAACACTAACGTTCACGCGGAAGTTGTTAGGATTATCCACTGCACCAATAACACTTTCAGGTTTACATGTCATGTTAAACCTTGTGTTTGCCGCACAATTTTGCTCTGCATGGCTCTGTTTTGTGTAATTTTTTACACTATAAATATAGCCAGTTTCACTGTTATAAAATACATATCTCATTATCTTAAATCTCTATATCTATCACCTTTGTTGTTTCTGAACAAGTCACCTTTGAATTTTAAACCTCTTTGTCCTGTGCCTGTTTGATCCAAACTGGTGTTACCATATGGTTGTATGGTGATATTTGCTGGCAAATATTTTTTACCAGTTGTGACCACGTTTGCCCCTGTAGCAACTGTGTTGCCTCTTTCTGGTGAAATTTCAAGACTGAAGTTATCTGATAACACTGGCGGTATAGCACTAGCAAATGTTGATATAATACCTTCACCATACTGGTTATCATACACAATGAGTCCTGTGGGTTCTAAGTTGGCTTCATGCACTTCTTGATATGCAACATTGTTACCCACTTGGAATGCTATTGTAGCACCATTTGAAACATTCAAACTACCAAAAGGCACCACTGAATTCAATGTGGTGTATTCACCATAGTCAATACCACCTAGTGGTACCACTGTTGCTGGTTCAAATATACTGTTAGCACCTGTGATCAATTCTGTTCCTGTTGGATCTGCCGCAGCGTCTACCATAACAGTGTTAGCGGCTGGGTTTTCATCTACTTGTAATGCAACACCAATATCTAATATGTCTTTGTTTGAAATATATCCAGTGTTTTGAGATATATTGATATTTGGAATAGTGGTTGTTTGTGTTTTCCAATTACCGCCGTTACCTACACCAAATATGCCTAAATCAACGTTAAAACTAGGCAATTGAGGTCCACCTGGAAGTCTTGGGTCAACCGGTGGAAGTGGAGGAACTGGTATGGTCACATTTGTGTTTGTTCCTGGTTCAAATGTGCCACCACCTGGGTTTGGTATTGTGAAACAGGTATTTCCTGATTGTCCATAAGGTGTTACATAACCCAAATCAATACAGATATGTTCAACACCAGGAATGTTTGGTGTGGTAATTGGAATAATAACTGTTGGATCTGTGGGATCTGTGTTATCTACACCAGGTATGTTGATGTTTGCCCAATCAATATTGCCATAATCTGTGTTGCCAATAATGTTACCATTACCTGGATCATATATGTTTGCATTTGCATTGCCTGGATCTGTGATAATGATATTGCCTGGTAATCCTATGTTTGCATTACCCCAAATACCTGTCCACCATCCAGGAATACCTGGTACACCTGGTGTTGTTGCACTTTGTACCACATTGTGTTCATACACTGAATCATTATATTCCAATAACACAACACTGGCAACAAGCATACCATCATTTCTTTCTTTTTCTGTAACTCTCATACAGCGGAATAATTTTTCACTGAATCCATATAAACTGCTTGTGAGTTTAACAACATCACCTACATCTACTTGTATTGCTTCATATGTGGCATCAAATGTACACACAGTGCTTAATCTACTTTGACGTAAGTCTATGTTTGCTAAGTTGTATACTCTACTTCTGTCATTAGTCAATTCAAATCTTGTGGTAAGTGGATTGTCTGGTTCATTGGTGTTTCTATCACCACTAGGTGTTTCTACAATTATTGTGTTGGTTTGATCTTGTTTTGTGATATCTGGAAATTCTGCTTCAACACTGTTATACATTGAATACAATTCTGTGGATGTAATTTCAATTTCACCCACAATGTTGTCATCATCAAACACAAAAGCCGCTGACTTTTCACCTACTGTAGCCGCTCTGTTTGGAACTACTTTGAATTGTCCTTGCTTGTTATCATATGTGAAGAATGTTGCACTGTTCATACAGATAGCATCAATGTTTGTTTTTACATCATTGTATGTTGACAACATACCATCAATAGCCCATCTGTCATGATACGCACTGACGTTTGCATTTGATGTATATTCCACATTAGCAGTTGAATAGTCATACATGTCATCAAATGAACTTAACACTAAATCTGCGTTAGCAAGTCCCGCCCCGTAGCGGCTATTTCTACAGAAATCTAACAACACATTTGAAGGTTCACTCAAACTGTTTGTGATATCAAATGTCAGTGTGCCCAAACTTGTCAATTGGTTTTCTGGATCATAATCAATTTCAAAAACTGCATACACTAAGTCTTCATAGTTTGTTGCGGCAGTGATTGTGGTACATAATGTTTGTGCGGCAACTGGTGTTCCTGATGGAGGGAATATTTGGTTTGCACTACTTTGTGCGTTACCGGCATACACTCTACAACGCATTTTGCCATTTACTCTGTTTGATGCAGTAGCATTTGGATCTGTAATTGAAATAACACTGGGTGAAGTTGCACTGGCATAACCACCAGTAAAGTTTAATGTAGCATCTTGACGTTTGATTTTGTTTACTGTATATGTACCACTGTCAGTTTTTTCACCAATAACCATCACATACACCATTGTGTTGTTTTGGTTTTTGATTTCAGCATCTACTATGAGAGCACCAGTGTTGACTCTACCATAAAAAACAGGTATTCTGTTGTCTGTGCTTG